ATCCTAACAGAGCACTAAGTATATCTGTTGCAGAAGATAACGAGAATGGGTGTAGGTTAGTATGGGAGTAATATGCAACTCAAATTTAATGAATTTATCGAATCCAAAAAGGTTAAACCTAACACTATTGTATGCATGGGCAACAGTAGCGGAAACCAATGGACGATTAAGGCTTGCGGAATGAATGCTTCCAAGATGTTAGGTTTTACACCTGGTCAAAATCTTACCAATGGCCAGATGGAAGAATTGAAAGGTAAGAACTGGGACGTCAGATATGCTGATGAGATCACACCAAAGAGTGATGGTCCAACTTCATCAGGTAAAGCTGGTGTTCCACAATCAGACTAATGTCTGAGTTTTATTATATTATGGAGATATATTATGAGATTTTGTCACATAGCGCCTGTACCGCATCTTGATTTAGTACAGAATAGATCAGCACACCTTACTTTAGCACACCTCATAGATGCAGATGGTCCATGGGAGTCTGAAGGTCACGAAGAGTATATTCAATTTTATCAACAAGAGGCAGCAATGTCTACTGGTGAACCTTATGTAAACATTATGGACAATAGTGGCTTTGAATTATACAAAGCACAACTTCCAATGTTTCCACCAGAAAAGTTAACTAGCTTAGCAAAGAAAGTTAATGCTACTCATATTGTATTACCAGATCATCCATCACATCCAAGTATGGTTGGTATAGATGATGCAAAACTATATGCACCACAATTCAAAGAAGCTGGATTTGGAACTTTCTTTGTACCACAATCAGACATTGGAGACTTAGAAGATTTGATTACTTCATTTGCTTGGGCTGCGTCAAGTCCACTAATCGATTATATTGGTATTAGTATCTTAGCTGTACCAAATGCATACAACTGTGAGCAAGGAAATAACTTACAAAGGTTTATGTGTAGATGGAAATTTATGAATGAGTTGTATGATAGAAACTTATTACAACTAGCAGCACAGAATGGTAAGAAGATTCACTTCTTGGGTATGGTAGATGGTCCAATGGAGATTCCATTAGTAAGAGACTTCCATATTGATACTTGGGATTCAAGTGCAGGTGTATGGGCTGGACTAAATGGTCTTGCTTTTGATCATAGTCCAACTGGTTTAACTAATGGTAAGTTTGAGAAACATGTTGACTTTCAAGCTAAGTTCGAGGATACTACTTTAGCAGAATCAAACATGAGAGTCATAGACAATCTTGTTGATAGATATAACTTTACAGAGAAATTATGAAGTATAGATTTGACGAAGATAAGATACTAAAAGAAGTTGGTGATTATATTGCATCAACATATCAAGCTCATTATGTCAATGAGACAGCTGGAACTAAAGACGAAGAGATTCAAACTATAGATGTTTGGAAACAAATAGGTCATGTCAAAGAGGCATGTCATTCTAATATTATTAAGTATGCTATGAGATATGGTAAGAAGGATGGATACAATAAGAAAGACTTATTGAAGATTATTCACTATACTATATTGTTATGGCACTTTACGCAAGACGAAACTACTATCGAAAAGATGGACGGTGTAGAAAAAGTAATTGCAGAAGGAGTAGTAAAATGAGTATGAGACACATACTAGCACTTGGACCAGACTTCTTGACTAATGTACAAGAAGGAGACAGTCAACCTAATGCAGTTGATTTGAGAGTACAAGATGTATTCAAACTAAACGATAGTGAGTTTAGGTTAGAAGGAGACAATAAGACACACAGAGGATCAGAAAAGATTCTTGTTGATGAGTTTGGTAATTGGAACTTACAACCAGGTGTCTATGAGATTGTTATGGAGAACATAGTCAAGATTCCAGAAGGAAAAGCTGGCTGGGTTATAACAAGATCAACACTTAATAGAAATGGGTTATTCATTACATCAGGACTTTATGATTCCGGATACCATGGTGTGATGGCTGGATTACTTCATGTAAGAGGTGGCCCTGCAATACTTCAAAGAGGAAGTAGAGTAGGACAGTTCTTATTGTTTGATGCAGAAACTTTGTCAATGTATGATGGTAGTTATGGAATCGGAAAGGAGCACGACGAGAAGTATGGAAATTAATATACCAATAGAAGAGTTACAAAAGCGTTCATTGTTTATTGCAACACCTATGTATGGTGGACAATGTGCTGGTATGTACACAAAGTCTGTAAATGACTTAGCAAGTTTATGTATGCATTATAAGATTAATGCAAAGTTTTATTATCTATTCAATGAGTCATTGATCACAAGAGCTAGAAACTATTGTTGTGATGAGTTTCTAAGAAGTGATTGTACTCATATGATCTTTATTGATAGTGATATATCATTCAATCCTAATGATGTTATTACTATGTTAGCAATGCAAGACCATGAAGATCCAGATAACGATTATGATATTGTATGTGGTCCTTATCCTAAGAAATGTATATCTTGGGAAAAGATTACTCATGCAGTTAATCAAGGTATAGCAGACGACGATCCAGAAGTGTTATCTAAGTTTGTAGGAGACTATGTATTCAATCCTGTTGCAGGTGGTAATGAGATACAACTAAGTGAACCTACAGAAGTGTTAGAAGGTGGTACTGGATTTATGATGATGACTAAGAAAGCATTACTTAAATTCCAAGAAGCATATCCTAACATGATGTATAAACCAGATCATGTTAGAACTGAACACTTTGATGGTAGTAGAGAGATTATGGCATTCTTTGATGCTGTCATAGATGATAAGCAATTGAATCTAAAGAAAGAACTTGAACTCTTCTATAAAGAGAAGAAAGGTAAACCAACTAAGAAGCAGGTACTGGACTTCATAGAAGATAAAAGAAATGGTCTTGATAGAGAATACTCTAACAGGTATCTATCAGAAGACTATATGTTCTGTCAATGGGCAAGACACATTGGATTGAAAGTGTGGTTATGTCCTTGGATAGAACTACAACATATGGGATCATTTGTCTTTGGTGGGTCATTGAAAGACCTAGCACAGATTGGTGCTCCTGCAACTGCTGATCCAAACAAGGTAGGCAAAAATAAAAATATGTAAGGTAAAATTATATTATGAAACTAAGTGAAAGTACAATAAATGTTCTCAAATCATTCTCAGTAATCAATACTGGAATAGAACTACAACCAGGCAATGTGTTGAAGACAATCTCACCTCAAAAGTCTATTATGGCTAAAGCTGAGTTGCCTGATACAATTCCAACTGGTGGTTGTTTCTATGAACTAAATCGATTTCTGGGTGTACTTACTTTATTCGATCAACCGGTATTGGACTTCAATGAGAAGTATGTGACCATCAGAGATGCAAAGAGAAGTGTAAACTATACATTTGCAGATCCACAGATGATTGTTACTCCTCCAAGTAAAGAAGTTCAACTACCAAGTGTTGATGTAGAGGTTGATCTCAAATGGGCAGACATAAGCAATACTCTAAGAGCTGCAAGTGTTATGTCTTTACCTGAGATAGCGATTACATCTGAGGGTAGTACTATTAACTTAGAAGCTATTAACAGTAAGAATCCAACTGCTGATAAGTATACAACTGTTATTGATAACAATAGCAGCGGAAAGATATTCAAAGCTGTATTCAAGTTAGAGAATATCAAGATTATGAATTATGATTATAAAGTAGAGTTATCTTCTAAAGGTATCGCTAAGTTCCAATCATTGAATAACAAGACTTGGAAAGATGAAAAAGTCGAGTTCAAAGATGGACCAATACTAACATATTGGATAGCGACCGAGCAAGGTAGTTCAACATTTGAGTGATGAGATATGCAAGAATTTTTATGGGTCGAGAAGTATCGACCGAATAGATTAGAAGACTGTATTCTTCCAGATGAGTTAAAGAATACATTTCAACAATTTATAAACCAACAAAACATTCCAAACTTATTGTTGTCTGGTTCTGCAGGTGTGGGAAAGACAACAGTGGCAAAAGCTATGTTAGAAGAACTAGGGGCTGACTATATTGTCGTCAATGGTTCTTTACATGGTAATATTGATACACTACGAACCGAAATCATGAACTTTGCCACCACTGTGTCCTTTAGTGAAGGAAGAAAGTATGTTATCCTAGACGAAGCAGACTATCTAAATCCACAAAGTACACAACCCGCACTTAGAAACTTCATGGAAGAATATTCTAAGAACTGTGGATTCATCTTAACTTGTAACTTCAAGAATAGGATTATAGAGCCATTACAATCTCGTTGTAGTGTTATTGACTTTCTGTTTCCAAAGAAATTAGCCCCGTCGCTGGCCGGCTCATTTTTCACTAGAGTCAAAACAATCTTAGATCAAGAAGAAGTTAAGTATGATGAAAAAGTACTTGCAGAAATTATACAGAGACACTTTCCAGATTGGAGGCGTGTACTCAATGAATTACAAAGATATTCAGTATCTGGGATCATTGATGTGGGTATCCTATCAAACTCTTCTCAGAACGCGTTTAAATCGCTTATAGCCCTACTAAAAGGCAAGCAATTCAGCGATATGAGAAAGTGGGTAGCTCAGAACATAGACAGTGATCCAACAAGTATTATGAGACAGTTATATGATAGTTCTAGTGAAGTTATCAAGCCAAGCTCAATACCTCAGTTAGTTTTATTAATCGGTGAGTATCAGTACAAGTCTGCCTTTGTAGCTGATCAGGAAGTTAACTTAGTTGCTTTCCTCACTCAAGTGATGGCAGATGTGGAGTTTAAATAATGCCTTATATAGAAAAAGCTGGAGTCAAGACAGTAAAGGAACAACTTGACCAATGGAATGGAGTCATGCATGATCCAAACATAGATGGATTCAATGGCTTTGGTTGCAAACAAAAAATATATCAAGTCTTATGGGCAGCAGAGAAGGCGCTAGTCGGAGCACCTACTTATGCCGGTGAAGAAGAATGGCTTGAAGCAAATCATACCGACTAAGGATAGAAATGGAAGTAGCAATAATGGGTAAAGGTTTTGTTGGAACCGCTACCAAATATTTTTTAGAAGAATACTGTAAAGATACTGTATCAAAGATTCATGTTGAGGATCCAGGATACAGTATGTACATATCAGATCATGATTGGGAAAGTGTAAAGTATACATTTATTTGTGTACCAACAGACAATGATGGAGTTAACAATCATCTTAACTTAACAATACTAATGCAAGCATTGCAAAGAGCAAAAGGCATTCCAGTAATCAGAAGTACAGTTGGACCAGACTCATTGATTA